TCTATCTCCAGGGTTTTTGTCTTTCATAGCGTAACGTTTAGCTTTAAGGCATTTTGATAATGACTCGTGATAACGGTGTTCTATAATTTTGTGATCTTGTAAAAGTAAAAGTGCAAATACCATTTCTATCATTAGTGACCGTTCCCATTTCTAATTAATGTTTCTATATCAACCTGTAGTTTTGATACTTGTTCTTTTAAAAAATCTATATTAATTTTATTATTTCTCATTCCTTTTAGCTCTTCATCCATAGACTCAATTAAACCCGACATGTGTTCTACAAGCATAAATAATTCGGCCTCACCGCTTGATTGGCCTAATTCACCTCTAGGGTATTTAATTCTAAATTCTGAGTTAGCTGCTAAATCTTTTTCCATTAGCTCTAACTTTGTTGAATGTTTGTTAAGTGTTTCTACTACACCAAAATATGCCCATACTCCTACTGCAACAGCAATAACTATGCTAATTAGATTTTTCATTGGCATACTTACAGAAGTATTTTCACTTATTTTCATTTACGTTTTTTCTTTTTTGGGCACTCTTTTTCTTTGCAATTTGGAAATTGAAAAGTTAAAACGTCAACTACTTTTTCGTTAAGTGAGTCTATCCAACCAAAAAACTTTAAACATATTTTATCTATAATGTTCATTTTTTACCTTTAAATATTTGTGTTCCTTTAATCCCATAGATACTAGCTACAACTAAAATCCATAAGTTAGTAAACCATGATGGAAGTTGTTGAAATTGTTCAAAAAACTCTTTTATTTTTTGAGATGCATTTGGGTCATCACTAAAAACACCGTATGCAATTACTAAAATTGGCAAAGTGAGAATTATCAAAACTGCTTCGTCTTTCCAGTCTGATTGTCTTGCTTCTAATAATTTACCAGAATATTCTAATTCTCCATTGGCCATTTTTTCAGCATGTTTTGCTTGAGCATTTGCCATCATCATTTTAGTTTCTTGTTTCTTTTTATAAATATGACTTCCAGCATTTAATGCTAATTTTATTGCGCTAAACCACATTATACACTCCTCATAGTTTCTGCTAAAGACTCACATCTTGTTGTGGTCTGTTTATGCCATGCGCTGTCAATCATTTCGTCAGCGGCTTTGTTCCAGTCTTGATTTCTTATACCTTCCCACATTTTTTTAAATTTCATAACTCGTGGTTTTCCAAGCTGAAAGCACATTTCCGTAATTATACCTAAAACAGTTTCTGGTACATCTAATCCTTCAAGTAAGTTTTGTGCAGATGTAAGAGCAATTTGAAAATCTTTATCAAACAAAATATCAAGCTCTTCTTTACTATACTCAACACCTTCAATAAAGTTATCGGTAGGTAATACCAAATGACCATAACCAATTGTAGCAAAACCCAAACTATCGGAATAGACAGAACGCCTAAACCCTTCATGTTGTTTAATTCTTTCTTTAAGTGTTGTATGCATAATTTTTTTGTCCTTCTAATTACAGTAAAAATAAAATTACAGACCAAACAACAAATAAGCCGAATGCAAATTTGTTTGTGTCTGCCCAATATATTTTTGCTTTATTTTTCCATGTAGTCAGTGTGTCGCCATATATTATCATGTTGGTTCCCCTTTTTTAAGTTCTGTTTGTTCTACGCAAATAAATTTAATATAAAATTTATTCTTATTAACTTCTTCTTTGCCTATGTCTGTTATTTTAAGAATACTTTGTTCATTTCCTGCAATCATACAAGAGTAACCGTCATCAAATAACTCTGGGTATTTATAAGGTGGAAGGCAGCTATTAGCTAACCCAGAACATAAAATTAAATTAAGAACAAAATTCATTTTTTGTGTTGTCTCCTTTTGTGTTTATTCATAGAAGACCATTTAATTCGTGAAGGATTTTTTGATATGCTAGTTTTTTTAAATCTTGATCGTGTTTCGTGAGCCTCTTTAGTTAAAAGGCTATTTTTCTTTTTAGCCATTAAGGTAAGCCACGCTCAAATTCGTCTTCTTCTTCTACTTCTTCAATTTTGTTTTTAACTTTTTGTAAACTATCTGAAGCTTCTGCTAATTTATCTTCAGCATCTTCAATTAGTTCTGAAAGTGATTTTTCTTTTTTAAGTGCCATCGAATGAAAAGTAACCTATTAAAGCAGCTATAAAACTACCAATTAATATTAATGCAGAAACTGCACCTTTACCTTTCGAAACGTCTTGTCTTAAACTTTTAACTTCTTTTTTTAATTCATTAATATTTTCATTTAGTATTTTCATGCGTTCAGCACAAATACGTTCGTGAGAAGAAAGTCTTACTCCTGCTGATACTTCAGCAAATTGTTTTGGAGTAATCTTTTTCTTAGCCATTAATAACCAAACCTAGTCGCATATCTGTCATAGATAGAATCACTATCTGCTTGTGAAATAACTCCATCATACCACCAAGCTACACCTATTGTATGTGATGAAGCATTGTCATCATAAGGATCGCCAAATATTCCAAATTGACCTGCACTATGTCCATTAATAGTACCACCACCTGAAGCAAGTGAAGTTTCAAAAGTTGATTTATTAAGTGATGTGGAAACTAATCCATTTGAAGCAATACGAATTACATAATACCAAAAATCACTAGCATAACCACTTACTCCTGTTATGTAATTAGCCATATCAGAACTATTGTATTTACTTGTAGTCCAAGTGTCTGTACCACTTACATCTTTACCAAAATTAAAGTTATAAGCTGTTCCACTAATACCATCTCTTACAAAGAAGTGATTATTTGTTGAAGTATCTCCATAATAAATAACTCCTTTATTGGTATTACCGTCTAGTTTAACCCAACAACCCATTGAGATTTCACTTTTTGAACCTATTAATCCTGATGCTCTAACATTTGTTGTAGAACTTCCTATAATAACTCCACCATTTGCAGAATTGTATGATGCATTTCCAAGAGGTAAATCTTTATTTCTACTTGTTAAATCTTGTAGTGTTGAAGTGCCATCATAAGATTTGCCTGAAGCAAAATCAAAGAAAGCTAAAGTATTTGAATTATTTTCTAACCTAGCTTTAGTTATATAACTGAATGACCTATCAACAGTTTTGCCACTTGCTGTTGCTCTTAAATCAAAATTATTTGTTGTATCTGAAGTAACATCTGTTGGGTCACCTGAAATAACACCTGTAGAACTATTTAAAGATAAACCTGCTAAAGAACCTGATTGTAAAGTGTAAGCTATTGTATCACTATCTGCATCACTTGCAGCTACTGTAAAATGGTTTCCTGTTGCATTATCAATAATTGAACCTAAACTACCTGCGTTTGTAGTCCAAGTTGGCGAAGTATCAACACTAATTAATCCACTAGCACTTGTGCCTTGTACTCCACTTGTTGAAGCAAATTTAATTTTATAAGGTTCTTGTGCATTTAAAAATGATGCTTTAGGTGCAACTGCTGTAACTTGTGTTGCACTATTATATGTTGTCGTTGCCGCATTAAAATTTGCACCTGAATTTCCTACAAAAGTAATTGTTCCACCACTAGAAAAATTTGTTCCTGTTACAACAACAGTTTGGTTTCCACCTGCACCACTATCTACTTCTGAAACATCAACACTTGCAACTGTTGGTGTTGGTTCTAATGTTGAAAAATTACCTGAATTATTCCTACCCTCAAAATATCCAGTTGTAGTATTATATCTCCATTGACCAGTAGTAGACCCTCGTTGTGCAGTTGTACCTACAGCAACTTTAGTACCTTCAGTACCAGTATCACTTATGTTTTCAAATGATACATTAACATCTGAACTAGCGATTTTACCACCACTAACTGCTCCTGCTATATCTGCGAAGTCTCTTGCTTTTGTCATAATTATTTATTTTCTCCTTTTATCTCGCTGTACATGGTACGTTGTTTGTTCCTCCCACTAATGGTTGTCCTACTGCATAATAAACCATTAAATTTGCATTTGCATTGGTTTGATTGCCAGTATTTTTTAAACGAAAACCATTTGAAAATATATCTACTTCTGTAATGTCACTTTCAGCATGATCTAGGTCCATTAATAATTTTTCATTACCTGCTGTATTGTAACCATTTCTTTTGTTGTCATAAATAACCCATTCTTGAGATGCATCTCTATTCTTGATAAGTATAAAACTTGGCTTAAACCCACAGTAAATAAATGGGTATTTTTCATTTGCAGAAGCTCCACTCATACCAACATAACCACCTATTTGTGAATAGCCAACTTTTGAAGCAAAACAATACATCATATAATTATCACTCTGATTAACTCCAGTATCATTTCCTAAAGTTACAACTGAACTTGTAGGTGCAGTATCATTAAAGTAACCTGTTCCTGATGCTCTTGCATTACTTCTGTCTGTTTTCATGTGATAAGTAGCTCCATTTTCTTTATGATAAACTACCATACCATCATGGTTACCTATTCTTTTGATCCATATCATTTCAGGAACAACACCTAATCCATGCCCAACTGTTGCACCTGATGTAGAATTTCCAGCATATTTTGAAATTGAAAAACCTGCTGCAGAATTAACAGAAGTTGATGCAGTATTAATTGTTCCATCTGTATTTGAAGAACCTGCTGCATT